TGCCTAAAAGTTTTTCTTGGTTGCGGACCAAATACTCCTGGCCCTGATCCTGCAAATTTACCACTAGCGATAGCAGCATTTAATTTCTGCGATTGTTTAGCTAATTGTTTTGCTTCTAAATCAAGATTTTTTGCAATTGCTTTACCTTCATCAACTTTAATTTTGACTATATCCTTACCTAAACTTAGTGATTTCTTTCTGTTCAATATTGCTTGCTTTTGATTTAATTTAGTCTCTTCATCCATCTTCTTTAAAGCCTGTTGCACAGGAGATACAGAAGATAATGGATCGTTAAGAACAGCAGCTATATTCGAGGGAGCTCCTATCTGACCAGGCTTACCAAACACGGGAGATGTTATACCTGTAGATAATGCAGCTTGTTTAACTCTTTGTTCTGTTATCTTTGTCTCTGTTGCTAATTGATTTTTTCTTAAGATTATCCCCTTCTCTTGCTTCTGTATTAATGTTTTAGCAAAATCAACTTCACCCTTATTAGCGATGGCTATTGCTTCGTCTAGTTTTCTTAACTGGCCTTTTATTCCAAATCCGTCTTTCTCGAGTTTAAGTAATTGACCTTTAGTTCTTAATGCTCTATTTTCTGTGGCTAATATTGCTATTTCTTTCTTAAGAACTGCGTCTGAATTGCTTAATGCCTTCTTTGCTTTAGTGTTTTGGGTCTTTCCTAAGTCTTTTATTTTACCGCCAACAGTATTTAAGTCTTTAGTAATTTGATCGGTATTCAGTTTTATATTTACTTCGTATTCGGCTGCCACTAATTTTTTCCAAAAGTACAGATACTAAAAGTTTAGCGTACTTTGCGGATTTGAGCTTGTCTCCTTGCTTTTTCGTAAGCCTCTTCTTCACGTTCAGCTTTCAAGGTAAAGTAAGCGTTCCAAGCATACAGTTCTTTGACTGACATCTTTTCCCGTAGTTCTTTGTAGGTTAGTTTTAATTGTTCTGCTACAAAAAATTGTAAATAAACAAAATTATCCTGCTCCAGTTGTGCTTTTTACGGCATCGGGGCTTTCCTCCTCACCCACTCCCTGCATCTTGGTCATAATATCTATCAAAATAGACATTGGTATTTCTCTTCTTAATGTGGGTAAATCTGCTGCTGTAAACATTTTTGCACCTGATTCATCTTCGGCCTTTGTCACTAAAACTTGCAGAGAAAAGTCAAGATTACCTTCTTCTTTACCTTTGTTCATAGCTACTAATGTACTGTTTATAGTATCTCTGTCGGCGATAGTAAGTGGCGACCAGAATATCTTTAAAACAGGTTCTCCGTCCTTAGTAATGAAGTAACTACTGCGTTCTTGAACACTAAAGGCTTTCTTTAGTTTGTCGATTGCTCTTTCTGGAGACATAAAAATCTGTAT